CGGGGCGGGGTGACGGCCTACAGTTTTAGCTTTTGGGTCAGCTCCCGCAGTGCCTTTTCATAGGCCGCCGGGGTCAGGCCCCGGGCGGCCAGTAATTTCTTCTTGGCCTCGTACCTTCTCCAGCTGTTTCGGCGCTTCGACTTTCGTTTCATCCCGCCGCCTCCTTAAAGTAGCTGTACTTGAGCCACAGGTTGAAACTTGTCTCGCCGGTCTGCCCGTGCCGGTTCTTTGCCACGCTCAAATCCACGGCTGACGGCTGCCCATCGGCAGGGCCTCCGGCATAATAGTCATCCCGATAGAGGAAAAGCACCCCGTCCGCATCTTGCTCGATGGCCCCACTGTCCCGCAGGTCTGACAGCATAGGGCGCTTGTTCTGGCGGCTCTCAACCTGCCTGGACAGCTGACACAGGCATATAACTGGCACATTCAGAGACAAGGCCATGCGCTTCAACTCCCGGCTGATTTGGGAGATATTTTCATAGGTTGATGCGCTCCGAGTGGCAGGCTGGATAAGGCCCAGGTAGTCCACAATCACGGCCCGCAGTTCTGGCACGGCCTGGGCCAGCAAGGCGATTTGCTGCACGGTTAAATCATAGCGGTTATTGAGATATAGCCCCCGTTGTGAAATGTCACTGGAAGCCATGGCCACCTTCTCCCACGCTTGATCTGACAGCTGACCGGACAGCAAGCGGGCGGAAGAACAGCCGATACGGCGGGATATCCGTTTCGCCGTGATCTGCTCCACGGACATTTCCAGGGAGACAAAAAGGACGTTGCCTGCTATGTTGTCAGCTAGGTTAATACCGAAAGTGGACTTGCCCACGGCGGGCCTCGCCCCCAGTATGTACAGCCCTCCCCGGATGAATCCACCACCTAGAATATCGTCCAGCCTTGGAAATCCGGTGGAGATGAAATTGTCCCGCTTTTCGCCAGCTCGGACGACATAGTCCATGAACCGGTGCAGGGTATCATTGGGGGTCAATAGCCCTCGCTGGTAGCTGCTGCCCCGTATTGCCTCGGTCTCTCGCTGCAAAGTTGCTAAAAGCTCGTCAGCGCTGGAAACGGTATCGCTCTGTATTCGCTCAGCTAATTCCTTTACAGCCCGTGTGCGGGCATCCTCCGCCACACGGTGGGCATATTCGACACAGTAGGCAGCGGACGGAACGACTTCCATCAGCTCGGAAAGCAGTTTGTTTGACAGCTCCACGCCCTGCCGCTTTGCCTGGGCCTTGATGGAAACCGGGTCAATAGGTTCCCCGGCATCCAGCAGGGACAGGCCCGCCACATAGATAGCTCGATAGGCTTCCAGCTGGAAACAATCAGGTGTGACAATGCCCCGAATGGCTTTCATGACTGCTTCGCCAGAAATCAGGATAGCCCCACAAAGGTATTGCTCTGGGTTCATAAGCAATCATCCCCCCTGTCAACAAGGTTTCCGGAATCGTCAAAGTAGAACCGGGTAGGGGGGCCGCCCCCACAAAGGGGCGGTTCCCTGTCCCTATTATCTACACCCCAGTTAGTAGAAGAATCCCCCTTTAGGGGGTCTTCTTCTACTTCTGCCCCGAATGGCCCCATATGGGGGCGAATGCAACCGTATGGTTGTTTTGTTTTCTGGGCGTTTTTATTGCCCTTGGGGGCACCACCCTTTGAGCCATTTGATACCCGTTTGGTATACTTTGCCCAGGCTTCTTCCAAGTCAGGAAGAAAAGCAGAAGCGGCGATTCTCTCAATCGGATGCATGGAATCAGGAAAACTTCCGATTTCCAAATAATCCAGACAGGCTAGAAGAACGGTGACTGCCGTTTCCGGTGGCAACTCTTTGATAAGCTGCCGCCGCTCGGTTTTCAGCTTGAACCAGGATGGATGTTTATCTCTCAGAGCGGCCATAATCAAGCCCCCTTGGTTTCATCCAGCGAATACCGAACAAATGTACAAGGCTCCCCGTATCTGTTTTTCTGGGTGACGAACTCGCCCTTGATAGGGTAGCCCGCCCGCCGGAGATCACATATTCGGCTAGACAGTCGGCCGACTCCATACTCCAAAAAGGCCTAGGCCTGGGTCAGTGTGTTACCGTCCTGGAGGTGGCGGAGAATGCGTTCACATTGGGTCATTTTTGAGTACCTACTTTCTGTAAATCATTGAGCTGTGCAATGAGCAAGTCAACATTGATGAGGCATTTTTTGCCAGCGTAGATACAGGGCAGTTCTCCAGACTTTTCCATGCAGCGTAACCGATACTCTGTAAGAATTCCAGATTTCGCCGTTTCACGGATAGATAAAAAAACGGGGATTGTATTTTCCATTTTCGTAAAGGCTCCTTTCCTTTCGTTTGGTGACTTCATTTTAATTCACTTTTTGTTGTTGATTTTGGTATTTTTCGATGATATAATTAGAATTGAAAATACGAAACATTTCAGGAGAAGGAACCATGGCAAAAGAAGCTGAGTCGGTTGTCAGTTTAGAGATACGGAGTGGAACGGTCTATTTGTTTTCAACGAAAAGTGCTTACCAATATTCCGCTGAAACATTTTTATGTGAAATATACGAGAAGCTAACCGAACGATTTGAACATGGTGTGCAGTCGAACGAGTTCTTTAATTATGCAGACCCAAGGGATGCATGGCAGCTGCTATCTGATTATTTTGAGAAAACTGATTACCTGAAAAAGGCTAATCTGGAGAATTTTGATGATTTCCGATCTTTTTATGGAATCAGCATCGAATACAAAAAAGGTGAATCATCAGACAGGTATAGAAATATTAACTCCATCCTAACACTATTGGCTTTTGAAAGATTCTCAAAAGAGTTAGACAAATGGCGCATACTTGATAAACAGGCTAATGAGGAGTCTGAGTTTGACCCCAATGTGTTCCGGTATTATTCATGCCGCACAATGGTAGATTTTGTTTTTTCATTGGTACACTGTTGTGTTTACAATAGATATTCCATCTCCAAATGTGCTCATTGTGGAAGATATTTTTTGACATCGAACTTAAAGGTAAAGTATTGTAGTCGCCATTCGCCTTACCCTGAATACGGAGATTATTCCTGTGCGGAGGCTGTGAAAGCAATAAAGGACAAATTGGAGAAAAAGAGGCTGGCAGAGTACGAAAGACTTAGGTGGAGAGCTGATGAATACAGGGCTACTCCTAAATACACAGATACATTTAATTCGTTTTGTGAAAAGTGTTCGGAGTACAAGGAAAAAATAAAAAAGGGTGCATCCGTTGAGCTGTTACTAGAGTATCAAAATTTTCTGTTTAACAGTCCAGAGGCACGCCCTAAGTATGTGCGGATTAAGAATTGGTAGAGGTTATTCGCTTGCCTAACATTTGCCTAACAGGTGTGTGAACACGGTAGTAAACGCTGAAAAAAGGCACTCAAAAAAAGAGCGCCTTTTAGCTTGTTTTTCCTGAGAATCATTAAAAAGTCAAAACATTATTACAAGAAACTGAACAATATAAAACACATCGACCAACCCTCGTAAGGAGATGTGGGAGTGTCGCCCCACCTAATTCTCGGAGCGCTGGCGGGTCACTTCGGTGGCCCGCTTTTTCGCGTAGAAAGCGCCCCAGACTGTGAGGCCCAGGGCGCTGCTGTGGCGGGCATTAAAGTGGTCGATTTCGACCACTTTACTCAATATCCGATGAATCATCATCGTCTGAGTAGCTGGGCCAGTTCTTGGCATTTTTGAAAATCGTATTAGATTCATAGCTGACTTCAAAGAGCGGTACATGGTGGCCGAGATGGTCTTTGAATAGCTCTCTATTCGCATCATCCAGTGCGTTGTATGCCGGGAAAATCTGATTGTCCCATGTCTGCTCGTCTATTTTTTGGAAGCAATGCGGGCATTCTCTGGCTTTCTTGTACCGGCTATGAAGATCCCGGTGGTAAACTTCCCATGTTCCGCCACAATAGTAGCACTTGATTCGTAAATAGCCCATATGTATAAGTTCCTCCTTATGCGCTCTGGCCCTTGCGGTGGTAGATTTCCCTATCCAGGGCATAGGCCAGGCTGTCAATACTGTGGTTGTCTTTGTCTGGTAGACGGCTTAGAATGTTGCCGTCCTTATCCTTCTCGTACTCGTAGTTTGCAAGTTCCCTTGCAGCGTTGGGCGTTCTGGCTGGGTCTACGACAATGCGCCGGTGCTGCAACCACTTCACCCGGTATTCTACACATCCCGGCTCCTTGTGGCAGGCCAGGGCTTTTTTGATTCCGCTGTCCCGGAGGTCGGCAATGCTTTTCGGTTCTGCTGCGTCGCAGTAGACGGGTGGCGGGCTGCCTTGGAGAAATTCATGGTAGAACTCGTTGTAGACGCTGCCGGGGCTGTCCCCATCAATAAGGGGCTTGATTTCTGCCGCAAGTTGCCTGTTCGAGAGGCCACGCTTGTAGATTTCGTTCAGCAGGTAAATGGTTTCATGCTTCCGGTCATAGCTGCACCGGAGGAAGCACGCCGGATCAGCGGCAAAACCGAAATCCACGCCGTAAAAGAAATATTCCATGTTCTGGATTTCTTCGGGGGTGATCTCCCGCACTTCCAGTGCCGGGAATACTTCCGCACCTGTGCCGGTAGCAATGCCCAAATACTCATGCTCGAATGCTTTGGGGTTTGTGGCCTTTAGGCGCTCCGCTTCCAGAATAAAGGCATCTCCCAGCCAGTCCGGCGGAATCATAGTATAGTCAGTGTGGAATGTAAGAGCCTGGGTATCTGGCTCTGTGATAAACTGGTTTGCCCAATTGCTCATGCTCATAGGCGGGTTGAAGCTGCGGAATACCATGGGCTTTGCGTTGTGACCACGGATAACCGATTGCAGCACATTCCGGTCGTCCTGCGGGGCCTGCTGTCCCTGCATCGGCATTTGCGTCTGCTGCATCGGCTGCATTTGCGGGCTGAAATAGTTCGGCTGGAAATAGCCGCCTTGGTAATTGGGCTGCATATAGGGGTTTGCCATCATTCACGCCTCCAAAAATAGATTGGGTTTTCGTCCATTGAGTTCCAGGTATCGTATAATTCGCCGTCGCAGACAGTTACGACGTGGTTTTTCAGGGCGACAACGTATGTTCCCGCTGGGTATTCCCGGATAAAATCCCGCACGGTGTAGCAGTCCGGGCATTCTGCCGGTATTGCCGCTCGCCGGAATCCGTTTTTTCGAAGCACCGCGCCCCATACGTTGTTTGCGCTGGGCATATCGCATTGTTCCAGGCCCTCAGCCGCAAGTAGGGTATATGCCTCGTACCAGCTGATACCCAGGGCCTTTGCAACTGCTCTGACGGCGCAATCCCCGACTTTTGCTGCCCGGGGGTTTGGATTGAAACTGTGGAATTCGCCCATAGGCATCGCCCCTTTCCGCTTTTATGGTAACAAAAAAACAGGCGAACGAATCAGCATCGTTTCGCCTGTTTTTGCTTAAAAAATCGTCATTTTGCGATCAAATAATCAGGTCGTCCGGGAGTATGGCACTAAACCCCTTTACTGCATCGTATTTCCGTTGCAGTCGTTGGACGGCCCTGGTAACTGTGACTTGGGACACATTGTATTTCTGCGTTTGCCAATATTGGCTTTTCCCGGCGGCCCGGGTGATTAGGATTCCCTTTTCCAGCTCGGTCAAAAATGCGAGCCGGTCAAATTCTTCCACGATCACCCGGTTAATCCGGGATTTGTCCACTCAGCCGTCAATCCTCCTTCGGCCAATTATACCCGCGTGCCTGCTTGCTATCAGAGATGCCCGCCGTGGTAGGATCAACGACCACGCCCAGCACCACCAGCACGCCGAATACCGCGTTTACCACAGCAATCAGCTTATTGCCGATGTCGCCCAGGTCCAAGGTGAATCCGAACACGGCGGCCACGGCCTGAATCAGCAGCAGTACGGCGGGAATTACCGCCAGCCAGAAGTTCTTGTTCTTGATACGCACAGTCCAGTTAATCATTTTTTATTTCTCCTTAAAGCGTAATGCCCTCGATCTCAGCGCGGATTTTCAGGCAACGAATGTAATTCCCCATGTACTTCTTCTGCTCCTTCAGAAGATCGAGCGAGCAGTTGGGGGTGAACGGCAACGTTCCTGCCTCGTACTTCACGGTCATTGCGTCCAGTTTGTCGTACCGGATTTTTACCTGCTGGTACTCGGCCTTAAAGCGCTCCTTATAGTCAGCGCTTGTCATGCCCTCGATAGTGTCTTTCAGTTCGTACATTTTGTTTTCCTCCTTAATTATGCAACGGTATTTTGTGTACTTCATCCATAACTCTTTTTGCAGAGCCATTTCCACCAGCGGCGGCGTATGGCTCGTATAAGTAGTCGTTGAGGTTTTCATATTCGTCTTTGGTGATGTATCCACGTTCGATGTACTTCATCCCCAGATAAACGATACGGTCGTGGGCAATACCCACCAGCAGCCGGGTATTTGCGCTTTTCTTCGTCCGGCGGGCCTCCAGATACCCCCAGAAGCCCGCCGAACCCAGCAGCGTTACCAGAATGGTAACGGCTGTTTTCAGCCATTCGTTCAATTTCTTCTTCCTCCTAATTCCCAATATCCATATGCACATGCTGCGCATCAATCGCGTAGCAGTACACCACGTTTTTCTGCTGCCGCACGATGCCCAGCACCTCAGCCGCCGACAGCCCCGGAATGCGGAAATCCATAGCGTGCCCCAGCAGGTGCCGGGAGTTCCACACTCCCCCAACCTCTGCGTTGTGGGTCTTGCACCGCACTGTGCTGGTTGGAATCATGGGCTTTCCCGCCGTCTCCCGCACAGCATCCGCAAGCCGCATCAGCTTTTCCGCAGGCTCCACCGGGAAGCCGCCGCACTTGCCGCAGGAGCAGGCAATGTATGGCTCGTCCCTGGTAAAGTATTTAATGTCCCCCCACCAGTCCGCCCCAGCGCCCACGGACGTGGCCCCAGTCCCGCTAGTATCGCCAGGCGGCACATACACCCGCCCAGCCGCAACCGCCGCCAGGAGCGCCGCCTGGGTCGCCTTGCCCGCGATCCCGTCCACGCCTAGCCCCTCGGCCTGCTGAAAACGCTTTACCGCCGCCTGGGTGTTGGCCCCGTCTGCCCCGTCCACGGCCCCGGGATTATACCCCAGGTACGTCAACAGGCTCTGTATCTGTTTGATTGTCACTGTCGTCAACCTCCTCCAGTCCAATATCCTCCAAATCCTGTTGATAGATATAGTCCACCGCCATAGCCGTGGTGTCCACCATCGCCGCCTGCGTCTCGGCAAGCTGCTGCGTGGCAACGGCCAACTGTGCTTGCAGCGCCGCAATGGCGTGGGCCGGGTCTGCCCGCCCGGTGACAGTCACGGTATCAGCATCCGTCATGATGGTGTTGGTCTCGCCTTCCAGCGGCATGATGGGCCCGTTCCCCGTAGCCGTGAATGGAGTGGGGGTTGCCAGCTTGTACGCAATTTGCACCGGGGTTCCGGCTGCGGCCTGGGCGGCGAGGTAGGATTTCCAGGCATCTGTGTTCTCGGGGATTATATCACCCCATCTCACCCGGAAGGCCCCCCACACCAATGCGCAGCCCTTGCCTGTATTGTTGTTCGACACATCATAATGTGGGTAATGGCTGCATATTTCGTTCCCAGATTTCGGCATTTCGTTGATTGCATCGACAATTTTCGGGGATACGTAATACCAGTCTCTTTTGTCGGCAGCAAGTCCGCCTATAGTCCACGCCTCGCTCCCGTCAAAGGTTACCAGTCCCCATTTATGTTCCCCCTCTCCCGTCACCGCATCCAAGCTGCCACCGTAGATGGTAGACGGCAGCTGCAAATCCAGCGTATCGCCACGGTAGGGGGCGTAGGCGGTATTTTGCATCAATTTGATGGACAAATTGGTTGCTTTTACTCGCCCAGATTTCATGTTTTGCACATAGAACTTAAATCCACCTGACGCTGTATACCTATCATCAAACAGGGTAATCACTTTTTTCACCGTGAACTTTCCAGTTGCCTTGAACTCGTCGCTGTTCGATGCAATCCAGCAAGCAAAGTTATAATTCACCCGTCCATCCGATGCTTTTGTGATAGTCGCTTCAAATCCAATTCTGCGCCGCCAAACTTCATCGGCATCCATCCATTCGACGTTTGCTGTTTCCAGCTCGAAAGATACCTCGAGCTTCTGGCCTCGCACGGAATTCGCCAAGAGCAGCGTCCTCGCAGGAGACTCAAGGCCTACAACAATGTCGCTATCCGTTTCGATTGGTTGCGAATAGCTTAGCAGCTGCCCCCCCGCACCGCTCCACGCTGACGCTATCCCGCCCGCTGATCGGCCGGATGTTTTCGTACGGAGCGTAGGATGTGGGCGTATCCTTGGATACCATCAGCCGCAGCTGTATATCCGTGTCTACCCCAGGTGACAGCTCGGCGGCAATCGCCAACGATGACTCGTCAGCCGTCCGCAGGCCCCAGGCGTTGGACACTTTGCCATTGATGGGCCACGCCGTGACCTTGTACCCCTTTCCCCGCAGCTCTTCCTGGGCGGACGAAGCCACGGCGAAAGAGTAGACCTTTTTCTCTGCCACCTCCGCAGACGGCACGCCGCTGCACTTGATAACGTCTCCGTCTATGGTGATTGTAAGGCCGTAGGGCTTGCCCACAGTGGCCGTGCACCTGGATATATCCAGCATCTGCGGCCCTCCTCCCGCCGGGTACGGCTCGCCCTCTCCCGCCTGGGTGGGCGCAAACGATGCCACCACCCCCAGCGGATACCCAGCTACCGGGTAGCACGTCACGGGGTTGCCGGTTTCTGCAATGGGCGGGCACAGCGTCTCGACAATATGGCGGCTGCTCCACGGGTTTTCGGCGGATACCACGCTATCGTCAATCTGCGGCGCGTCCTTGCCGGGGTCTCCCTTATCGCCCTTTTCACCTTTCAGCTTCCCGGCGGCCAAATCGGCTTTTACTTGATTGTACAGGTTTTCGCCCTTCTGGGCAGCCTGTGCGGCTGCTTCCGCGCTTCCTGCCGCACCCGTGGCCGATTCCGCAGCGGCAAGTTTCGCCGCCTCTGCGCCGCTCCTGGCCGTCTCGGCGGCTTCCGCAGCCGCCCGGGCGTTCTGTGCGGCGGTCTCTGCCCCGGCCTGGGCGCTGGATGCAGCGGATGCAGCACTCGCCGCAGCGTTGGCAGCCCCTCCGGCAGCCCCGGCCAACTTTCCGGCCTCCGCGGCTGCATCCTGGGCAATCCCGGCGGATGCCGCCGCGCCGTCTGCGTTGGTCTTGGCCTATCCCGCTGCGGTTTGCGCCGCCTGGGCATTCCGGGCAACCTCCCCCATAAAGCCCTCCCAGGCTTCCGGGGCCTCGGTGGGGTCGGGGAGCCCGTCGGTAATGCGTACCATGTAGGTCTTGGATTTGCCCACCTGGTGCCCGTCACCATACCACCGGATTTCCACCTTGCCGGTCCCGGGCTTGGCAGTGTCGGCGGCCTGGACCACCCAGACGATGCTCGGCCACTCGGCCCGGAACGCCACGGGGTAGGGGGCCGCGTCCTTGGGCCGCTGAAAGACAACGGCATAGGCCCCGCTTCCGTCGCCCAGATCAGCGCAGTCAAAGGCAACCTCCGTTACCAGGTTTTCCTTGATTTTTCCGATTTCTACCAGTCCGCGCCGGTCCGGCACAACTTGCTTCGGCACCATGCCGCTGCCTCCTTTCCTTTACGCCTCGGCCTCGGGGGTGTCCTCTGCGGATGCATCCGCGCCGTAGACCGTCTCCACCAGGGCCGTCAGCTCGGTGTATTCGTCGTCACTCAGCCGATTGCAGGCGAAGAACACATCCAGCTTGTTCTGGGCGATCTCGCCGGCCTTGTAAAAATGTCTTGTGATTAAGATTTTCATAGACTTGTACATAATAAAGTTCCTCCAATGAAAAATATTTATGGATACGGTAAACATACCGTCACTCCCCCTCAATTACTGCAACATCTTGGTTGTAAACGTCCTCCACCATACTGGCCATGGCATCCAATAGCTCGGCGTTCTGGGCCTCCAGCGCGGCGGCGCGCTCCCGCTCATAGGCACGTTGGGCGGCGTCCAGCTCCGCCCAGGGCTTCCAGGGAGTAATCATTTCGCCGGAATACACCGTGCCGTCCGCTGCCGTCCAGGTCTTCCCGGCCGGGACAAAGCGGTAGCCCTCGATATAGGCGGCGCACATGTCCTCAAAAAAATCGGTTTCAAGCGCTGTCCGTCCCTCCTTCAGGGCAGTATGGCACTTAAAATCAGCATCAATATAAATTTGCATATCGCGCCTCCCGCATCAGTAGGATAGCCAAACGGCCTCAACGGTAAAGTTCCCAAGTACCAAGAAGCCCACAAAGTGATTCCCGCTCAAAGCGCTCACGTCCAGTTCCACAGTACCGTTGAAAAGGGATTTGGACGCCTTAACATTTGGTGGGAATCCGATTGCGCCGGAACCCGCAGACACAGCAAGGGCGCTTTTGGCGCTGCCGTTGTCGCTGATCACAGCGCACACCTTTCTGATCTTATCCAGGTTTACCGATGCGCGGGCGTCCAACAGGCCGTCTTTTCCGGTATAGCTAACCGCAAGGCTGCTGGCTCCCTCCGTAAGTCTGGGGACTGATCCGGTAGATCCACTGTTTATGTACCATTGCGCTGCTTCCCAGCCGCCAGACACCGCATCGCAGGTGTCGCCTTTGTTGTACAGGTACACGATCGAGCTTGCAATGTGCACCCAGGCCCCGGACAGGTACATATACGCATCCACCCGGTTCCACGCGCCATCGGCATAGACGTTGACCTGCGTGATGATCCCGTCCCCCGTGGCACTGAACCAGATCAGCCCCTCAAAAGGCGCTTCCGGCGCGTCCTCCGCAAAGACGTACTTCTTCCCGGCCTTGTCGGATTTTACCCACACGGTATTCTCCCGTGGGTTCACAGGGGCGGTAAGCCCTACGGTTACTCGCAGCCCGCCGCCACCGCCGCCAAATCCCGCATTTGTGCGTCCGATCATGCAGCCGCCCCCCTCCAACAGATAATTGTGGGTATCGTGATTGTGGATTCCGGCACGTCCGCAGCGTAGATGTATACGCCGCCGTTGTAGCACTCCGCCACTGGTGCAAAGCTGTTCTCGCTCATAGCCGCCAACCCGAACACCACCTCGGGGATCATCGCCGCCGTTACGCCGCTCAGCGCCACTGCTGCTCGGTACGGGTAATCCTCATATGTGCTGTCTTCGGCCCAGGTTGATACAGCAACCGCCGTATTGGCGAATGCAAGCTTTTTCAGCTCCACCGCCGTACCGGCTTCTAAGTTGGCAAGCTCCTGGGCCAGGTTGTCCAGTAATGCCGTATATTGGGCGTTGATTGTTGTGGTGTCAATGGATAGGCCATCCGTTACCAGTCCGCAGACGGAGGGATCTAGCCGCTCGTCCGTGATCATGCTGGCCGTCACCGCCGTGATGCCAGCCCCTACGGCCACCCGTGCAAGGCTGATCTGCCGCACAGTGCTGTTATTGGTCAGCGCCGGTGCTTCCGCTGTGCTGGACGCTGTGCCCTTCAGCACCTTGATTTCCGGCAGATCAACATAGTTTGTAGTTTCCCATTCCACAATGACCCGGTCGATACGGTCAAGCACTGCATCGGCCATTTCCACGTTCAGTATCAATTTTGCGCCGGTGGTCTTCTCGGTATCATTCCACCATACCACGCCGTTTCCGCCTGCATCTGTAAGCCATCCCGTGCCGTCCGTCACTGTTACCGCCATGCCGGGCGTTTCCAGAGCAGCCACAGCAGCGTTCCCAGCCGCCGCAAAAACGCCGGATGTTCGTCCATGCAGCCACCGCATGACCTCCTCGGCCCCAATGTAGGTGTCTTGGTTATTTGGAAAACTTCTGATTTCAGCCATTTCGTTTGATCAACTCCATTATCGTCATTTCCGGTTCGCCCAGAACGATTTCCATTTTCCGCTCCCGGATATCGCCAGTGCATTTGATTCCGGTCACTCTGGCCGTAAATTTGATGTTGTGCAGCACGGATACGCACGACACGATATCGCCCATTCCATACAACGTCCCGAAATCCTCCGGTGCAATGGTCACCGTGAAGCTCTGCCGCTTGTTCTGCTCCTTCAAAGCGTCCATAGCCTCAGCTATGGCCTTTTTCTTCGTAGTCGCATAGTCCTCGCCCTTCTCCACTTCGACAGATACAGACGATTCCACCCACAGTTCTCTGGCGTTCGCACCGCAAGTCCCTACAAGGTGCATCTGCGCAGCCCCTTCCCACATCCAGCGTACAAACGCCGTTGTGTACCAGTCCTTGTCGTCCTGCGTGATAACCAGATTTTTTGCCGTGCCCTGCTCGGCGGAAAACACAGCGGCGTGGATGCCCTCAGTGCGGTCAACACCCTTGTAGATTTCAAACGTCCATTTTTTGGTTGCATCGTCCCAGATCATCCGCCGCCCCAGTTCGCCATATTCCAGCACTGGGGTAATGGCGTCCAGCAGCTGCCCGCCGTATACAATGCTTTCATCCACGTCCGCCGTGGTCTCATCGTCGCCCTGATACACCTCAGTCAGGCCCTTGATCGCCGCCGTCTGGATGCGCTTTTCCAACCCTCTCAGGTTGGCATTGACCACATCATACACGCCGCTCTCGATATTCGTTATCTTCCTGTGGCTTGTGTCGCCGGCGGCAACTCGTAGATTCAGCAGCCAGTCGGCGCTATACCCGTTTGCGGTGATTCGGTTACTGCCTGTTTCGATTTTGGTCGTAACAATGATGTACGTCGCTTTCAGCTCAGTGTCGTACACAATGTTCCCGTTGCGGATAGCCTTGATGTTGTACTCATCCGCATCCGCAACCAACGTCAGTTTTCCCACGTCGTTGTATTCCAGCGTCTCCGACAGGCTGATAGCGCACCCAATGCCGTACCGGGTGGAAAAGTCGCTGGGGTATATCTCGATGCTCATACACTCATCCCAATCATTTCAGGCGCAAACGTGATTTCCATTTGCAGGTTTTCAAGCCCGCTGGTTGCCGTTGGCTTCAGCACGTTGTCTCCGGGGGCCAGCCGAAACAGGCTGCTTTCGATATCCAACGCCCCACGACAGTCCCCATCGACAGAAGACGTTACATATGTGCGGCTGTGGGTGATTTCGATAACAATTCTCTCTCCGGCGACCATGTTCTTGTTAATCCGCAGAAACTTCCCATCGACGATATTCTGTATCACAGGGACGCTGACCGCATCCATGGCGATTATGGCCACCGTAAACGGAATATCCGCTTGCCCCTGATTTCTTATGTTCACGAATTTCTTCTGCTGCATCCGTCCGAACTGATAGGGTTTCGAGATATTCCACGGAAATTTGAACAGTTTCTCAACGCCCATTAGTGTTCTGGTTTCCTTGTTTTCCCTGCACCAATATGGGTGCGGAGCCAGAAACGACACTTGGAATTGCGCATGGCTCCTATCCGGCCCCACGGTTGGGGTTTCCGTCGTCCGTACATCCAGATAGTAGTCGTCACAGTACAGTCGCCCAGCCCCTGGCCGTATCACATCCAGCAACCGCTTTTTCCGCTGCTCCTGTGAGTCTCCCACGACCCGCCCGGTGATGGTCACCGGGCGGCTCTCCACGTGCTCCGAGCTGACGCTTGTACCTACCTGATTGATGCCGTAGGATTCATTCACGCTGACGCTCAGCGTATCGATTCCGGTAGGCTTGCTGATCAGATATCCGTTGGTGTAGTCAAAGATAATTTCTTGTCCATCAGCCCCGACATACCGGAATAGTTTAGATAAATTGTTATACGCCATCAAATCCACCACGCCTGTTCAAAATATGCCGCCGTCGCTGCCGCCAGCTGTACCGGCGTCTGTGGAACGCTCTGAATGTTCTGCACAATGGTCACGCCCTGCCCATTTCCGCCGCTGCGGCCCCGCCGCCACTGGTCGGCTTCGTAGCTGGTCAAAACCGCTTCGCCTCGGTGCAGAACAGCCGGCATACCGTTATACGGCACGTAGTCCATGCCAATGGCTCGCCCGCCTCCGCCGCCTCCACTGGTGGTCACGCCAACGTTAACGCTTCGCCCGCCGAACAAGCTATCCCAAAGCCCATTAAACCAGCTTACAAGCCCGCCCCATGCGCTGGAAATGCCATCAATGATATCGTCGACGATTTGTGAACCGATGGACAATATCTGCCCGGAAGCGTTCGAAAAAGCGTTTACAATCCCATCTATCAGCTGCGGTATCGCCTGCACAATAGCCGGTATTGATTCGACGATGCCCTGTATCAGCGCCAAAATCAGCGTAACGCCAGCCGTTAAAATCTGCGGTGCGTTGGCAACCAAGAAACTAACTATGGACGTTATGATTTGCGTTATGATTCCCGGCAGCTGCGACGCAGAATTTTGCATTCCGCTGCATAGCATCGTTATCAATTGCGTTCCGGCGTCCATGATCTGCGGCAAATTTGTAAGCAGTCCGCTAACCAGTGCGCTAATCAGCTGTCCACCCATGGCTAACAGCTGTGGGGCTGCATCTAGAATATAAGATAGCCCGGTGTCTATAATTCCAGGTGCTTGTTCCGTTACAACGCTTTCCAACGAAGTCAGCACTTGGCCGACAACGGGCATTACATTGCTTACAACGGTTTGCGCGGATTCAACCAGGTTTTCGGTCAGCTTCCCGATGTCCGCATCGCCGTTCCCAAGCCCAGTAAGCCAGTTCTGCCACGCTGCCTTCATGGAGTTCACAGAGCCGGAAATGGTGGTTTCTGCCTCCTTTGCCGTTGTACCGGTAATGCCCATTTCATCTTGGATCGTGTGGATAGCCTCCACAACGTCAGCGTAGGACGACAGATCAAATTTCTTCCCGGAAATTTTGCTTGCGTCAGCCAGCAGCCGTTCCATTTCGGTTTTTGTGCCGCCGTAGCCAAGCTTTAGATTATCCAGCATGGTATAGTTTTGCTTTGCAAAACCCTGATAGGCATTCTGGATGCTCTCCATGCTGGTGCCCATCTTATTGGCGTTGTCGGCCATATCCACAACGGCCATATTGGCATATTCAGCGGCCTTTTGCGTGTTTCCGCCCAGGCTGCTGTTCAGCGCGGCAGCAAAGCCGGTGACGGTCTTCATATAGTCGTTGGCCGATAGGCCTGCTGTTTTATAGGCCGCGTCCGCATCGTCCATGACTTTGGATTGCGCCGCCATCAGATCATTGTATTGTTTTGTGATCTCAGGGGAGTATTTCCCAACGTCATTGACGTACTCAGCCAGGCTTTTTCCACCAGCGCCAAACAGCGTTTCAACGCCACCCACAAGCTGCTCATAATCCGCGTAAGTTTTTACAGCAGCCGTGGACAGCGTAGCGATTGCGCCAGCGGCGACGGCAACGCCTTTTGCGGCAAATTTCATTCCACCGACGGCGGCGGAACCGATTTTCGAAAACGCAGAAGATGCCTTTTTTGCCACGCCTCCGATTTTGCTGCTCGCCTGGTCATCAACTCCGATTTTGATAAACAGATCAAGCAATCCGGCCATCTTCCGCACCTCCAATCATTGCAAGTTCTCCTCTGATCTCGGCTATAATTTCATCTGCCGTCTTTCCGTCATCCGTCGGCGGCTCCAAAATATCGATCAGCCGTTTTCCCATGTAGTTTCCACCGGTTATTTTCGCCACGTTTTGGCTAATTGCTTGCACCGCATCAGCAAAATATACATAGCAGGATTTTCTTTCACTTTCCCGCTGAATTTCGGCCATTACCGCATCCAGCAGTTGCCGAAACGAAAATATAGGGTAAAAAGCCGGGGAGATCGAGAAAACGGCCCGCCGATACATCATTCCGCCAAACGTACCAGAGATGTAAAAAAAGCCAGTACGTCTTTCCTTACCAGCAAAATTCCAGCCGTAACCAGCGCATTCGGTGCCTTTTCGCTGTCGCTTTCCAGCACCCACAGCCTATCCAGCACTGCGCCGGTCTCCTTCGGGTACTCTTTGCACAGCTTAAAAATCATCTTTTTTGCGTTCCGCTTCGCCGCTGCCTCGTTGCTTTCGCCGTCCTCCGGCGCCTTCCGGAACTCCATGATTCCACTTGCTTTTACAAGCTGCTCCACAGCATCCGCAAGGTCGCAGGTAGCGGGGAGCAGCTGTTCATTGGGCAGATCGAAAAGAAATTTCATAGTTTTCTCCTTCCTTGATTATCCAACGGGCTTATCTACAATATAAAATTCCATAGGAACTTCGTCTGGCGCGGAAACGGAAAAGTGCCCTAGAAGTTCCACGGTAATTTTACCTTTCTCCTTTTTTGTGGTCTGTAGATTAAATCCGCCGTTCGACAGAACGTTTTTCAGGCAAATTGCTGCAATCTTGTTTTCGCCGACGTGCCCAACCCACCAGATTTTATCCTGAAAATCCGTTAGTTTAAGCTCCGCCCTTGGAGTAATCTTGCTATCAGCAATATCGGCAGGGCCAATAGCTAATGCTACGCTTTTCGGCGTCATAGTAAGCATATCAAAGCTGAGCTTGCATTCGACGGATTCAACTTGTTTCAGTTCTTTGGTGTTGTTCTCCACATTGGCAATGTCTTCGCCAAAATCGGAATACGTGTAAACGCAGCTTGCTTGCACACCGTCAGACGATGTGGCGCAAACAATGTCATTATCTTCTGGGGCTGTAGGATTTGCGGGGTTAAAATTATTCAGAATTACACCCGCGTTCGTCTGAATGCTCTGAAAAGCATCAGACGAAATTTTGTCGAACATTTTTCCCATCGTTCACCCTCCTATAGAAAATATTCGGCGGTGATATTCAGCGCCCGCCGTTTTACGCTGTTGTCCTCGTCCAGCACGGCCCGCAGGGCAGGGGAGCCCATATAAAGCCAGATATAGCCGCCATCTACAAGCACAGTGCAGCCGCCCCGGCCTATTGCGCTTATAATCTCCTGTGCTTTTGCCGTTGGTGTTGCCTCTGATTCCGTTTTGTACCAAAGGTATACAGCCAAATTTACCGGCAAATCTCCAAACTCAGACGTTACAAATGGGTATGTGATATACGGCATTTCCTGCTTATCCGGCACGGAAGTTTCCGGGAACGCAGGAATGCTAAAACTGTTGAAAAATTGGTGCAGTGCCGCATCCGCCGTCATTTCGTCAGCTCCCATCGTTCGGCTGTGACCTGGCATATGTCCAGCGTCCCAAACTCGGGTGACTGCTTGTCTGCCCCGTTGCTGGTGACACGGAAAATGCCGCCGTCTTTTTCTCGCCGAAAAACGTCGTGGAAGGACAGGGGAGTGCTGCGCCGGGTGGTGACGGTGTACACGCTGGTCACGCCCTCTTTCTCTGCAATCCGTGACTGCATGGAGGTATCCAGCACGACAGCGGCGTTAAATTCCGCTCCGTCTGCCCATTCCACAAGCCAGCCACCGGCACCATCCGGCGTTCGCTTTTTCTCTAGAAGCACACATTTTTCTTGCAGAAAATTGTCAAGCAGACTCATAATTTCCTCCATATCCGCAGACGCGGTGCAAATACCGTCTTCCAGCTCATTCCATCACCGCTGCCGGAATTTCCGCTTGCCTTGGTGTACGAGTACCCGCCGAAAGATTCACTTTGATACGGGCTTTCTACGGCCTCGTGGTTCTTTTCAATCCATGCGTTGATTTCATCCAGCAGGGCCAGCACCTCGGCAGGGACGCAGATTTCGGTGATGATTCCCGTATAGATTTCATTCCGCAAGTCTGCGTTCCCGTACACGTGGATTCCGTCGTTTCTCCGGCTGCCATCGATCAGGTAGTAGTCCCCGCTTTCCAGCCCGGGAAGGGCAATGCGCCCCTCCCGGATTTCCTCGCCGAAACACTGCCATTTCAGGCCGGGGAAAAAGTTCCGCAGATACCGCAGCAGCTCATACAGGCTTATTCCGTTCATGCGGTTCCCTCCGTTCACTGGCCCTTCACGGCGGCCAGAATATCCGCTTTGTTCATTGCGGCGCTGACTCCGGCAATGCCGTTTTCTTTGGCGTATTCCAAAAGCTGGGCTTTTGTCATTCCGTCAAAGTCCGCGGCTGCCAGTGCGGTCTTTTCAGCGTTCAGCGCCGCCGTTAACCCCCCACTGCGGTGATGGTGCCCTTTACAACGCCAGCGGCATACTCCACCATAATCTGCAGGCCATCCATCACCAGGGATTCAATCTGCGCCCGCTCCTCATTCGGGTAGCCGGACTTGATGCCGATATAGCCGGTCTCGTCAGCGGCAAGACTGAACGCTGCGGCCACGTCGCCGTTCATGGTGAGGTAGTACAGTATCAGGTTCTGCTTTGCGGTTGCCACGAACGTTCCCTTAGTGATACGAGAAGACATAATCACAGTGCCCAGACCCAGGAAGTTCTCGACATAGTTCATGCCGAAAACGGTCTGCACGCTGATGTTTGCGGTGCCAAGGTATGCGGAAACGTCCTCGGGGTTCAGGAAATACACAGCCTCGGCGGTGTCGTCCTCGAACGCAACCTGCAGCTTGCCCCAAGCGTTGGCAAGAGCAGCCTGCAGCCCGACACCGGTAGCGGTGACGGAGCTTTCGATTGTGCCGTTCAGGAACGTAAAGAAGTCTTTCCTGATGCCCTTCTGTACGTCTTTCAGCAGGGCAGCGTCGGTTTCACGAACAGCTGCGTCGTAGCCGGATTTCTTGATTGCCTCGGCGCTGGAAGCCTTTCTCCATTTGTGAATGGAAATCTCGCCAATGGGGGTCTTGGTTACCTCGTACTGGCTCAGGGGAATGACCTCACCCTCGCCAACGGTGCCGCTCTGCAGCGTGCCGCTGGTGGTGTACAGGTACATGGTGGTGCCCTCCATCATGGGGATTTTCCGGGTCACGCCCAGCACCTCAATCAGCTTATCCAGGGAGTTGTGGGTAAACTGTTGTACAAAATCGACTTCACGTACCCGCTTCATCTTGTCAGCGGTAATCAGATTGGTTTCCGCAGTAGTTACAACATTTGCCATTTAATCAGTTCCTTTCGTTTCGGATTTTTAGTTGATGCCGAACAATTCAGCGTTGTCAAACATGGCCTTTTGCCGCTGTGCGGTGTCTTTGATTGCCATGATTTGCTCCTTGGTCATTTTTGAGCCGCTGGTTTCGGGGGGATTCTGCGTGTTCATCCCGCTTTCCTTCACCTTGCCGATCAGGCCCTTGTAGTCACCGTCCAGCAGGGAATCCAGTGCGGAAGCGTCCTTGATCTTCTCGCCGTCCAGCTCCAAACTCTCGATTTCGCCCTTTGCGCCGCGAATCACAAGCCCCATGCTCTTGGCCGGAATGCCCTTGCTTTCGAAGTAGGCCCGCGCCGCCTTTTCCTTGGCTGCCGCCGCCTCCTTCTTGGCAATTCCGTCCTTGTACGCCTGGAAGTCCTGCCGCTCCTTCTCATACCGCGCCTTGAAGTCGTCCCCGTTGTCCTTTTTCAGGTCGTCCAGCTCCTTCTGAACGCCGGGAAGCTTCTCCGCATCGGCCTTATAACGCTGGATGTCTTCTTTCAGTCCATCCACCGTGTCGCCGTGGGCTTCAATGATGGTGTCGACCTGTTCGTCGGTCAGCCCCATACCCTTCAAGAGTTTTCTCGTCAATGCCATAGTTTTCAGTCTCCTTTTCTTCGGCCCCGTTCCTTTGGGGGCGACTGTAATTTACAGGCCGCTTTCCTTTGCGAACCTTTGTGTGATTATCGTAGAATACAATATGGCCATTGATACACATTTTTTCGGCAGGAACACAGCAAAATGCAACCGCGATATATGCAAAAGCGCAAAACAAAAGCGGGAGCAAACATCAACGTTTACTCCCGCTTTTGGCAGATCAGGCAATATTCAGTTGGTCGCAACTTTGTTGCAACTTGCCAGCAAGTTACCGGCAAATTAACCGTTTTTTAGTTCGTCTTCCAGAATTTGCCGCCACTTTTTTTTGTGGTTCTCCGCGGCAGGTCGTAAAAACGGGTGCGGCTTTCGCTTGCTCGTGCCCTCCTCCTCAAAAGCTGCGTATTCCACATTCGTTCCGACGTAAACCGCATCTTCGTCCAAATCGAATGTAATGCTGTTTCGCAGCCGCCCGGTGACTACATGGCACAGATTCTTTGCATATCCCTCGCATTCCAGGCCGATTCTGTACAGCGCTCGAACAATTGCAGTGTTTATCCCTTGCAAAATCTCATCGCTGTGGTCTTCAATCTCTCCGATGATGCGAATATCTCCCGCAGTTATTCCCCATTTTTTGTTATAATTTTTGCTGCCGTGCCTTCTTCCTTGTGGGCTGCCATTAGATGCCATAAATTTATTCTCCTTTCCGATAGCGCTTTGAAAAATTTCGTCCTCTTGACTATTTGAAAGTCAACATTTTTGATTTATTGTGCTTTCCCGTAAATACATCCTGATAAACGCCATGCGGCGCATCTGGATCCTTTGCACTCCACAAATTCGGCGGTGTTGTGTTCAATAACCTGCTGCATGATAACATTTCCGTTTTCGTCGTATTCGTACGTTGTTTGTTGGACGAGATGCCGATCAACGGTGTATGGTCAATAACTCATTTATAATTTCCTCCTTGCAAAGACTTTTTTACATTTTGTAATATCGCATCCCCAAATACGCCTGTGGAAAATAGCGATTGCCTCTTTTTTGCTTTTTGCGTTTACTCACAAGCGGTGTATCTGCAAAAGCTGCATGTAACCATCATCATCAAATAATTCCCGTCTATCAACGTATTCAACGACGTATAGTGGGCGGATAAGTTTCACGTTGTTCCCCATCTGTTTCCCTCCTCAATCTCTTTGCCCTTTTTCCACTCCTCGTAGCTCACGCCGCCCAGTTTAGAGGCCCTGGGGGCGTTGGGGTCGTGGAATTTGTCAACGGAAATCACAGTGCACCGGCAATTGTAAATCAAATACCCAGGCGCTTTCGGGTCTCCGGGGTAGTCCATTTCGTAGCCATCCACAATAAACGGCTTGCCAATGTCCACCATTTGCCCGTCTGCCTGCCGGTGCTCGTGCCGCGTCCTGCCGTCCAGTGTGGCAACCCATTGCTGCTTCAATTGGATACCCATTTTTTCGGCCCGCTTGTAGGTGTCGGTTCTCCCGGCGCATTCTGCGGCTGTTGTCGCCGTCCTTGCAGATCTAACAGCGGCATGATAGCCCATGTTCGCCACACCTTGCAGCCGTTGGGCAATCTCCGGGATGGGATCGCCCAGCAAAATACCCTTTGTGATTGCCTCGGTGATGTGCTGCCGGTTCCACTGCATGTCCACCGGGATATCCACAGACGGCAGCGGCAGCAAATCAGGCGTATCCTTGATAAGCCGTTCCACGGTGCTTCTGTCGTACAGTGTCCACGACAGGTTCATTTTCGTATTCTGCTCGATGTCATAGGCTGCAAAATTGGCGTTCAGGGCGTAAACATCCAGGGCCTCGCCGGAAACGATACGCATAGCGATTTTATCAGCATTGGTAAAATCCTCAGACAAAACGCCGATCATATCTTTCAGGTGCTTTGCCTTTCCCAAAGTCTCCTGCCGCCATGCAATATAGTTTCGCCGCTTCATTTTCCCGGCTTCGACAAGTGCGGCTTTTTCTTTGTCCTCTTTTTCAAACGTTTTGAGGATTTCACCCAGCCGCTTCTTTGCGTCATCCACGGTTTCGCTGTAGATTCTGGCAATCCGATTTTCCATGATTTCCAGCCGCTTGTCCGTCCACTTATGCCCATAATCGGCCATGGCTTATTCCTCCGGCTGCTGATTCTGGTTGTCCGGCTCCTGCTGCTTTTGCTGCTGCATCGCCTGGAATTGCTTTTCCATAGCGCCCATCCGCTGCAAATCGGCCTCGTCCCGCCTTTTCAGGATGTCCGGCACTTCCTCCGGCAGAATCCACGGCAGATGCTTCAAAATGGTTTCGTCATCCAGGTATTCGGCGGCAGCAAGCACCATGTTTGTCTCCTCTGCCTGGTTGATAACTTTGTTCCACGTAAATTGCGGCTCTGGATTTGGGATTCCGGCCACTGCGCAAATCTGCTGAATAAAGTCAATCAGGAAATATTCAAAGTCTGCGCATTTGTTGTCCTGCGGCTGATAGGCGGCGGAAATCTCCGTTGCCGTTTTTTCCGCTCCGGCCAATGCTGCCACATCCAGCATTTGAGCATCCTCGTACAGATCCCGCCGCAAAATATCCAGCATGGCCTTTCTGGCTTCCACAGGCACGTCCACGGTGTTTGCATCAGCTGCCGCTCCGTCTGCATCATCCACAACAGCCGCCCGGACGGTGCGCATCCTCTGGATAAACTTTGCAAGATCAGGGTCGTCCATTGCCCCGGTGTTGTGCAGCAGCCAATAGACACCTGCCTCGTCGATCTGGTTGGCGAATCCAGACTTGATGAAATCGTAACAGTCAATGGATTCTCGCAGCCCCACAATTTCAGATTCGTGGCTATCGTTGCCGTACAGAATAGCGATGGGCAGCCGCGTGTAATTCTCGTCGCACTGATCAACTACGCCGAAGTCGTCCCGCACCTCCCGCCGAATGTAGCCCCGTTTTGCAGCCAGCAGGGCAGGGGAGTCGCTGCCGGTTGCGCTCCATTCGCTTACACCGTCCAGCTCATACAGCGTAGCCCGGAATACGCTTTTGCGCCCGGTCTCCCGGAACCAATACCGAATACCGGCCATCAGTTCGCCGGTGCTTTCATCCAGCAACGGCACAAACCCAGGGCTTCCGGCGGTGTCGGCAAACGAAAATACTTCCAAATGATCGAGATTCCAGAAGCCAAACGCTTTCCCCTGTGCCAGCGCCAGCTTTGCGGCGGTTTGCAGCTTATTGTCAATCCCAGCACCCAGCCGCTCTTTTCCGTCCATGGAAACACCGTTGCCCAGCACATAGCCAACCTCCTGCGTCACCAGCCGCCGGAACATCAGCGTTTTCAGCCGGTAATCCGGAGACCAGATATCCGGCACGGTGTTGCCCGTCAGCGTGTACATGGTTTTTTGCATCTGCTCGATGGTGCTGTTGTGCTTGTTGTAATAGTCCATGCCAACCACGGCATTTTTGTATGCCTTGCTGCCCCGATGCACATTCACGGCATCCCGCAGAAATTCCCCGATCCTGCCGCCGCTGACAGCTTCCTGCAAATCCTGGTATGTCTTCATTCATTTCCTCCGATGTTATAAAAGTCTCGCCACTTCCGGCGGAATATCCTGCTTTTTCTTTACCTTGTATCGCATGATTGTATTGCAAAAGTAACGGATATCGTCCATTGCGTGGTCATTTTCTTTTATGACGCTATCATCGTTCTTTTTTTCGTCCCATCGGTACAATCCAAATTCCCGGATGCTGTCCGCGCATGACCGATGGATTTTAATGTTCCCATCTCTTAGATAAACAGACGTTCGCCTTATGCCGTCCAGAACGTCGTTTTTGGCTCCCAGCACCTTGAATTTTCGCTGCCGCAGTGCCTCGATAAAGGATGCTCCGGACGGATCAACAATAACCCGTTTAATCTCATATCCCCCGGCCAGCTCCGCCACCTTGTCGCAGTATTCCGCATCCGTCATGTTCCGGCTGTTCTCCCGCCCGCTGTAATAGTACTCTTTGATTCTCACGGCCTTGTCGCCGGTGACGCTCCACAGGCCAGCCGAAAACGGATTCAACGTGCCGTAGTCGATGCTTATGTAGTACTCCGCACCCTTTGGCCGTTCGTCGGTTATGTTTTCCTCTCCAAAACTGTACACAAGCCCCTCAGCCAACACCCAGAGGCCCAGGACGTAACGCTGGTAGAACACACCGGTGTACATGCGTTCGTATCGTTCCCGGATTTCCGGTGCCAGACTGTAATTATCCTGCATGGTAAAGTGGATATGCAGGGCGTTCATTTCCTTGCTTTTAAGAATCCAGTTTTTGTTAAACCAATGTTCCGGCCCGCCGGGGTTGCAGTTAAACCAAAGCTTTGACCCAGCCACAGAACAACGTGCAATGACCTGTTCCACGAAGGATTGCGGCATAAGGACCACTTCGTCCAGCAGTGCACCGGCCAGCGTGATACCCTGTACCAAGGCATACGAGCTTTCATCTTTGCCCCCGAACAAGTAATAGATATTTTCGTGGCCGCAGCCATCGGAAACCACCAGCATATTTTCCCCACGGCGTTCCGTGATTTCCAAATCCTCCGGCACCCAGTCGTGCAGATGCAAGATGACATTTCGCCGCAAACTCTGTATCGTTCTCCCGCAGATTCCGAAAATTTGGCCGTCAAAATTTGACATACTCCACAGGATAAATCCCACGGCCATGCTGACGGTTTTTCCGGAACGAATGGACCCGTCACAGATGATTGCATCCCGGTTCCTGAATTTCGGCTGATTCCACCATAGCATAGCCAGCTTTTGCCGCTTACTCAACCTCTGGTAAATCATCCGTGTTTATCTCCTCCATGCTGGATATTGCATCCAGCAAATTATTCTTCTGCTGCCCGTTTGCTTTCTGCTTATTGCCGCCGCTGTACAGCCCATACCGTTTGCCCAGAAGCTCCGCAGCTTTCAGGCGCTCTTTTTCGTCCGGCGATTTCTCCATTTCCCGGGCCTTGCTTATAAAATCACCGGCGCTCTCCACAACCACAACGGATGACCGAGACTGCCCACGCATTACGGACGTTAGATATTTCAAAACCTCATCCTGGTCAGCAATCAAGGCCGCTTCCTTTTCGGCCATTCGGGATTCCATGTACGATTTGATTTGAGGTTTTCTGAGGTTGTCTGCGCCTGTTCTGTATGCGGTTTGAGCCGAATACCCGGCTCTGATTGCGGCCTGGGTAGCATTCAAATCAATCAAATATTCATCGACAAATCTTTGCTGTTTTGCCGTTAATTTTGCCACAATCTCACCAACTTTTTTCTTAAAACTATTGACTTCCGCACGATATCGTGCTATAATATGACTATCAAAACAAGGGGGGTGATTCCAACGGGCAAATACGAGAAAAAGCCCACTAAGCACATCGACTGGTCGCAAACAATCGTAAATGGCTTAGTGGGCTTTTTCGTGGGGCTGATTCTGATGCTAATCGAAAAAAGCATCGAATAATTCAGCCATCCAACCGGGGTGAAAGCCCCGGTTGGATATGCCCAGTATAGCCAATTTTCACCCGTCTGTCAAACGAATTTTATACAGGAGGTAAATATGGGAATCGTTGGAACTATAGGACTTATTATCGTGATTTGCTCTGTTATCAAAATCGCCGTAGCCGCTTATCACCTATGGAAGGAAAAGCATCATGGAGAATGATTATTTGTCCGTTACCGAATACGCTGAAAAGGTTGGCCGGGACGTTTCCAGGATAAGAAGAATGCTTATAGCTGGGGCGTTGCCTGGGAAGAAAGTGGGCAACCAATGGATAATCCCGGCGAATGCAGAACTTCCAACCGATAAGCGCGTACGATCTGGAAAGTATATCAAAGAAAAATAAGTCTATTTCCCAAGCCCTGCCAATCTGGCGGGGCTTTTTATATCGGAATAGTATCATCTTCCCCAGGCTGTGATACACATTTTTCAAAATATCCCATTTTATCGGCGACTGCGTATACAAACTCTTTGTTCCACTTGCACGCCGTGCTCTCCGAGATGTACAGCTGCACGGCAGCACCGGGGACATTGTACTGCCGTTTCCTATAAATTAAGTCGATCATTCTCAGGCGTTCAGCGCCTCTGTATTGGCTTTTTGTTTCTTCAATAACTTTGTCTACCGCTATTTTAACAAGGTAATTCTGGTAGGTCAGCGGGGCTGTGCCGCTCATATTTCGCATGATGGATTCTTTTACGTAGTGATACCACCAGTATTTTGGCCTTGACATAGCCCCGCCTCCTTTCAAATAGCCATCAGACGATTGCCGTATTGGGCATTCCAGCCAGCCAACCAACCGGTTTGTATATTGCAAGCAGCTTTGTCAGCGCAGCCATCCGCTTTACCGTATTCGCCTTGCCTGCTGCTTCATACAGTGCCGCAATGCATCCGTATCCCTCCATCTTGTCCTCGGCCAATACCATAGGATGTTGCCTGTAATGCCTCCGAAAACCATCCGGGAACGCTGCCACCCATATAGGTCGCCATAGTCCTGCGGATAATCTTTTCAGGGTCAACCCCATCGTCTTCCTCGGCATCTTCCCATACTCCGTCCTTGGCTACCTGCTTAATAGCTGCCGCCAGGTCTTGCGTAATACGCTCATTTACGTTTTTGATGATTTGATCTTGGTCGAATGTAATTTCCGCCATAATGCGCTCCTTTCACTTTCCGTTTGCGGTAACTTTTTCCTTGGCATGAGAAAGAAATATCACCTCACTTTCTCCCATTCACGCCCCGCTGCCGTCTGCGCACCTGCTCCCGCGTCCACTGCACCTCGGCCCGGTGGAAGGCCTTGGCGATCTGGTAGTCGGCGCAGCGGTCGGAGCAGGCAGGGGAGCGGCGTTTGCAGTCTTTACAGCAGCCGAGGAAGCTAATGTTGATCGGCATCATTTTGGCCTCCTGTTTTGCCGCCCCCGGCAATTCGCTTTTTCTCCGCTTCTTTCAGTGCGTTAAACACCATGATGTAAATATCCATCGTGTAGTCGGTGCTTACCGGGATAAGTGGGGCGATAAATTGCCAGCAGTCCATGTAGGTGAGTTCGCTGCTCATTTTTCGTCCCCCTTTGCCAGCCATTCCAGGAACTTTTCTCTGTTCCGGCGGTATTCATGGATAAGGCTTTCCGCCTTGCAGATGTCCCGGAAGCGGTTGCTTGCTGCAATCCACGCGATATCAGCCAACCACCAGAAAAAGCATAACGCCGCAAGAACCGCTGCAATGCCGCCGATCGCTACAAAGAACATTCCAACACCTTCAACAAAAGCTTCCATTCGTTACCCCTCCTTCGGCTCGCCGAAGCTGCAAAAATCGTCCGGCTTTTTTACCGGTTTGAATACACGATCCCAGCGATCACCATAGACGAAGGTGTTTTGCGGGTGTCCGCAGTAATAGCCTGCGGTTCCATCTATCCGCTCATACCGTTCGGCGTGTTCGCACTCCCGGCACCGCACCACCGGCACGGCATCCACGGTGGGGATCTTGTCTACATGGTCGATGATCTTCCCAATGGCATGGGAAGCGGTTCTCTTGTCGTCTTGGAGCTTCAGAAACCAACCTGCTTTTACAAGCCACGCTCTAAGTTCGTCCGCATCAATCAGCCTCATTTTCTTTGTCCTCCAAACACATTTTTGCGCCGCAATGGCAATAAGGGTATCTGCGGCAAGCCTCCCCGTATTCTCCGAATATCAGCAGACGGTGCAGGTTGAAGTTATCAACTTTGCGGTCACACACGGAGCATTCCAGGCATAAGGTACGTTCATCCGAAACCCGGATATTCCATTTCCCATGCCGCACCGGCTCCACGTCGGCGGCGGGAAGATCGCGGAGAATCTGTAGAAATCTTGGTGAGACGTTAAACAGCTCAGGGTTTTGCAATTCCGTCAGTGCCGCCTCCCGGCTTATGTAATCACTCATGCTCAGCCCTCCTCGTTATACAAATCGCAGTATTCCTTAGCTGGGCACCATGCGCATTCTTCCGGTTCTTTGTATTCGCAAGTAAACCCCAAGTCCCGCACCATTACAAGCCTGTCGTCGGAATCATACCAGTCCATTTCCCATTTTCCTGCTCTATGACACATGTCAGCAGCCGGTGCCCGTCTTACCTCAATGGCGCAAAAATCCATGTCCTCGCAACAGTCTGTGTGCATTGCCAAGGATCTGGCTTTTCCGGCTGTTTCCGCAAAGACGATGGTTGCTGTCCACTCATTTGGATCTCGAACTTTCCATGCTTTCATGCCAGATCCTCCACATAGCACCAACTCTGGGGCGGGCGTTTGATATGACCACCATTTTCGCAATAGGCACACCCATATTCATCACACACTTTGCCTATGCAGTTTTCAAACGGGCGTGAAAACTTGCTCAGCTTCTTCGGTGTGTCGTAGATTTCCAGCTTGGAAATGTGCCAGAAATGCCCGTCTTTGCCGTCCAGATATGTGTCTATCTGGTACATATTTAAGCAGCTTCCGGCAAAAGCACTTTCCGGCATTTTCAGATACCCACCACCCCAAATGACTCCGATTTTGTCACACACAAACTCTCCGACAACGTGCCCGTTACCAACACTATGTAAATCTGGTTGCGCTCTTAAATGTGCGCACACTGCGGCAAGTCCATTGTACTCTTTCCTAATTTGTTCTCTCAGCACCCACAATCTATCAGAGTCTTTTTTGTCATTTGTGCAATAAATGTAAACCTTAAACGGCGTTTCCAGCTTCGGCTCTGTTTTTCTCAATTCCAGCGTCTTTTCACCGCTCAGAATCTTCTCCACCCACTTCGGGCGAATGCTGATAAGTACCGCTCTAGCCATTGTCAGCCCTCCGGTTCCATGCCTCTTTAGCTTCTTCCACAGATTCATAAGTGGAAGTTTCTGCGCCGCATTCCCAACATCTGACCCAAAAGCAATTATCTTCGTCAAATCCACCGTCCCCTATAGCTCCGGCTGTTCCCCCGCAAAACGGGCAGGGCTTTAATTTGATTTCATCCATTGTCAGAAACCTCCTCGAATATCACTTTCTCAAAGTCTTCTACATCAAGAACGAGTTCCTTTTTTAACTCCCCAGTGTATCCATTTACATCCGCTTCCATGGTATCCACGATTTTTGCCTTGAGAATGGTTTTTTCCGGTGTCGTCACAGAACCTTTTCGCCCAATCCAAAAAATCGTCCTCGAAGTATTGGTAACTAGTTAATGCTTCCACAAAATCTTTGGTAACGCGGTATGGCAAAGGGCAGAAATCCCAGCCCCATGATTTGTTTGGCTCGTTTCTCCGCTGCATCCATGCTATCTTCCGGGTATCCGCACAGCATATAGCACTTTACCTGGTGGCTTTTCCAGCTAAGCCCCGCATTATGCAGCATGTCCGACATAGCCCTTAAATGGTCGTAGTCGTCCATGGTGTCATAGGCGGTATAAAGCGTTTGCGGATTGATGGACATTAACTGCTCTGCTTTCCACGGGGTCATGTACTCCGGTTCCAGCCCGCCGGAAAATACCGGCCTCTGTTTTTGCCGTTTCAGCATTTTCGTGACCTCACGAAAATGGTCATCGCTGGTTGCCAAGATGTTATCGTCTAGGATATTCCACCCATCCTGCACCGGCAGCTCGATCACCTTCCCGTTGGCGCATTTTCCCACATCGCAAAACCAACAGTCCTTCGGGCAGCCCCGGCTTGTGATCGTCATGCCCTCCCGTACATACATTCCAGGGGTAAACGTGTCGCCCATTCTGTCTCCGAACGCAGGCCCACCCACTTCCACGGGGACACCCAGCATTTCCCACTGGTAAAACAACTCGTCTGCTTTCTCCAAATCCCAGGAGAAAGTAACGCTGATATGCACCTCATCCGGCTCCGCCGCCATAGCTTCAATGGTCGGTGGCCCAAAGAAAGCCAGCGGGTCAGTGGGGGACATACTGGTTTTTGTTGGGAATACCCTGGCTATTTTCATTTTTCACCGTCCTCAAACATCGACATCTGCCCGATGAGCCACGGTTCCTCCATCCACCAGTCGAAAATATCCTGGGGTGTTGGATTTTGCACCCAATCAGCACAAAGCGGCGCTTTCCCAGCGGCAACTCTGGCCTCCTGCATCCGTGCGAATGCGTTTAGGTACAGCTGTTTGTATCTCGGCCAACGATCAAACTCTATTTTCCGGTGTTTCCCAGCCATGGGACAGCCGATGCACCCAAGCCGCTTGAAACCCTCGTCGTAAAGGCCGCAGTAAGGCACATTTTCAGCCTTGATGAACTCCCAAATGTCGCTGTCTTCCCAGTCAACAATGGGGTTGACCATCTTTTTCTGTTTTGCGTAACAGGTTTCAAGCACCCGGCGGGCATCGTCGTTATCGTTGTTCAGGATGATACCGCCACGTTTGGAACGTTCAAACCCGTCCGGAGTGGTTTTTGGCCTTGCATTCGGCATGGTCAGCAGCCCATGGGCGGCGGCTCTCCGGCTCGATTCCGCCCAGCGAACACCGGTAAGCGTATATCGTCCGGCTCAGAAAAATTCTTTCAGGTTGGAGCAGCAGTAGCGTACAACTCTGGTGGGCGGCAGATATTTCCGAGGAATCAGATTCCACATTGTAATCCGTTTCCCGTCGTTGTACCTGGGATATTCCCACGCCACATCCGGGTATTTCTCCCGGATGAAACGTACCAGCTCAGGCGGGTCTACGCTGGTCACGTTGTAGTGGGCCGTGTATTTCACCCCCGACATATCCGCCAGGGCCTTGAGTACAACGCTGTCCTTGCCGCCTGAGAAAGCCAGCAGATAGCCCTCCGGTGGTTCAAAGACCTTCATGCGCTGGATGCTGGCCTGAACTTTTTCGTTGAGTTCGCTCATTCCTCCGCCTCGCTTTCCAGGCAGCGGCGCAGGGGCTTTTCTTTGGCCGCCTTGGCTGCTTTGGCCTTGTCATGGGCGGCTTTTGCCGACTGCCGGTTGAATTCCGCCTGACATTCCAGGCTGCACAGAGTGCGCCGCCCGCTTTCCGGCGGAATGGGCTTGCCGCAGATACGGCAGACCTTTTCGGGATTCATAATCGGCAGCTCCCGCAGGGGCGTGACCGCCGCCGGAAGCACATAGGGCCGGGGTTTGGCGGCCATGTAATCGCCGTAGTGGAGGCCGTTCCGGGTGGCCATGTACGCGTCATGACAGGAGCGACAGCGGCCCCGGTCGTCCAGCTCGTCCCAGGTGTGGGACGTGTGACAGATTTTGCATTTGCTCATGCAGTGTTTCCTTCCATCATGCGGCGGATGGCCGCCCGTTCATCATCATCCAGAGGGCGAGGGAGTGCCTGGGTTTCCACTTCCAGCGGCTTGGCAAATCTGGCCGTAAGCCCGGCGATTTTCTCCCGTACCGGCAGCGGGATTTTGCGATCCTCTACCTGCCGTTTTTCCAGGATTTCATACACCTGCCGAAAATTCGCCCGATCTGCAATCTGATTCTCGCTCCAACACAGGCTCTTATAGCCCAGCCGCCGCACGGTCTCCCGCGTCAGGGGCGGCAACGAATCCAGGGCTTCCGCCTCGTTGTAGCTGCCATATTTGCGGATTGCTGCCATGGCCTTATTCCACCCCTCGCCCCAGTCCTCAGCAGCTCCGCCGTTCTGGATTTCGGCCATACCGTCCCGGATATCAGCGATGGACGGTGACCATTTGTTTGTCGCAACCCACTTGCTCAGGATTGCCTCCGCTGCCTCGTAGGGGATATCTTGCAGCTGCCGAAACCAGAGTTCCATTGCCTGCTTGTTCGGCAGGATGTTTTCCCGGCTGTAGTACGTCCGCAGCGCTGCGGCAAAATTCGCGAATTCCTGTGCGTTCATCCCGTCACCTCCCGGCTGCTGACCCAATCTGCGGCCATGCCATAAAATTTATCAAGCTCCTTGGCCTTTGTGCCTTCCTGGAATTGCTGCCGGTTCTGCGGCCGTGCCTGGTTCTGCTCCCGGGAAAGCCAGGAGTTTACAAACCGCATGATTCCGGCTTTGGTTTTGCGATTCTTGGGGTTTGCCAAAAGCCAGCCCCGCATATTCCGCAGCTGTTGGTCTACGTCAACAGCCGGGTAAAGCCTCGAAAGCTCGTCCACCGTTTCCTGGGCAATCGGGAAATCAGAGCCATCAACCAGCGGCAGCACCGCAGCAGGCGGGGGGCTGCTCGGCAGCTCCGCGCAAACATCCGTAGGATGTATATTATCTATCTCTTTCTCTACCTCTATCTCTACCTCTTTCTCTTTCTCTTTCTCTTTCTTGCTTACGGCTTGCTCTACCTTAGCGTTTGCTTCCGTTTTGCTTTCGCTTTGCTTAGCGTTTGCTTTCGGTTTGCTTCCACCGTTTTTCCCGTTTTCGGCCTTTTCTCTGGCTTTATCCAAAATAGGCCGAAGCAACTCAAAAGCAATCGCTACAGCGTCCGAAACAGAATCCAAATCAGGCTCTTCTTGAAAAAGCGCGTAGGAGCATATGATATCGTAAGCGTCGGCACGATCAGCCTTTTTCTTGATTCGGCTGATGGCCTTGTAAAAGCTTTCGTAAAATGTAAATTGTGTTCTCACGCTTACACTTCCTTTATCCGGATTCCGTACCGTTCCAGCATCAGCTTTCGCTTGATGATATATTCTTTTGTTCTTACGCCCTTTGCGTCCTCCACAACGGTTTCGTCGCCCTTTGTGTAAACAAAGTCCGCAATGTAGGAACATTCCTTTTCCAGGACTTCCCCGGGCTTCCTGCGGCCCTTTTTCGGGCCGCGCTTATAGACCTCAAAACTCGGTGCTCGCTGGGTGGGAATCAGAACGTATTTTACCTGCAACCGCAAACCAGAGATTTGCCCGGCCAGTTCCAGAAGCCGAAGCTCCTGGAACCGTCTGGCCTCTCTGCGGCTGTCAAAGGTTATCCCGGAAACCGTTTGTTTCCGGCTGCCGTATTTGCTCCGCATAGTTTAAAATGGGAGCCGGGTATCATCGTCTACAAGCATCTGGAAATCAGATGCAGGCGCGGTATTGTAGCCGCCAAACTCAGGGGCTGTCGCCCCACCGTACACGTCCACCGATTTGTTTTTCAGTGGCTTGTCCTTAGGCAGCGTAAAGGAGCCATCTCCAACGCTATCAACGCTGATCGCCCGGAAGGGGCGCACGGCCCACCCGTGTTTCCCGCTGTACTCCCATTCCTCATTCCGCATAAGGATTCCGATTTCTTTTCCAGCAAGGCTTTTTTCGTCCCAATTCCAGGCATAGCCTCGGTTGGATTCTTCCACGGCGGTGGTAAGCCCTTTCAGCATGGATTTTGCCCATTCGTCCTTTTCGCTGCCATCGTTCTTCGGCAAAAACTGCCGCAGAACACCTTTCCATTTCTTGTCATCCCGGGTGTTGTTGTCGAAATCGTCCTGGTAATATCCGGCCCATTCGCCCTCGGAGATATCAAACAGGATACACAGCTGATCGCCGTAATCCGTCTGCTTTACAACTGCCTGCTTGATAATACACACATAAGCTCCCAGGGGCAGCTTGCGGGAATCGCTAAACGCTCTGACGTTCTCCCAATTGTTCGGTTTCTGAATCATTTTTACACATTTCCTTTCTTATTCCATCCGTAATATTCACGGATTGTTTGATCTACCATTTTCAGGTCGTTGTCGATCTCCGCAGGGAACATTTCCATGGGAGATTTGCAGGTTGTCAGGCCGTCGGACTGCGTTTGAAACACGTGCCGTTTTCCATCTGTCCAGCACAGCAAAACGATGGAGAAAAGCCCTTCGACGGTAAGCTGATTGTCCAGCATTTTGCCCAGCGTCTTCGCTCGGATTTTCCCGGTGTTCCCATCCTGGTCGGTGTGATGCAGGAAGTAGACAATTACGTCCGGCGGAAGCTGCTGGATCACGAACTGCACCAAATTGTAAAAATGCAGAGCCATATCCGTATATTTGCCGTAGCCGGTTTCCTTGGCTTTGGCAAAAGCCTCAAAACACATCAGGTATTGGCTGTCGTCAATCACAAAAGCTTTTTTGGGGCTCCCTTTGATTGCTGCGCAAATTTTGCCATAGTCAGCGGAATTAAAAACAGATAGCTTTTTTCGGAAGGGAAGAGGCTTCCCTGCAACATTGATAATGCTTACATCGTTCGGTTCAAAGTTCCGCAGGCTTGCGCTCTTTCCGCTGCCGGATTCGCCCAAAATAAGTACCGGAATGCCCATTACCGATCACCCTCCTTGTCCTTTTCAATCAGTCCATCAGCTTTGGGCCGGTGAACTCTTGCATCCATGTAAATTTCCTCGTCCATGGCAATCACCGTATCCGCAGGCTCTCGCCCCGGTCACCCAGGACGGCGAATGGCAGTTCGTTTCCGGCTTCCAGGTACTCCCGGATGCGCTTCGTGTCGGGCTCGCCCGGTTTCAGCCATTCGCTGGGAACTACGCCTGTCAGGTCCACAGGCTTGGCACCGCCGTTTTTCTGGATTGCGAAAGAAAATAGCGGTGTTTTAAATTTTGTACGCCCTGTGGACTTCATGGTGTCGTACAGCCTGGATTTCATCCACTCTTTTCGCTTGGAAATGGAGGCCTTGCGATTTTGCAGCCGCTTGATCTCCTCGTCGATCTGGCTTGCGTCTCCCTCCATGCTCTTGATGATCTTAGCGTAGCCATCGGCCTTGGAATCCATGTCCGCCTCAATCATTTCCAGCGTATCATATACCGCATCTTCCGGGATATCCGGATCAAGCAGCATTTCAAACACGTTCTGCCACTCCTGGTTCATATCATATAGGCTCAACATCTTGACATTTCCTTTCTTTTCGGCTATAATGGCCATGATTTCAATATTTCCATATTTCCTTTCTGCCCTTGCCGCTCCCGGTGTCACGACCGGGGGCGGCTTTTTACATAAGCTCCGCAGCGGGAACGTTCAGAACCGCTGCAATTCGCTTTAGCAGGGGAACGGAGGGAACTTTTACCCCGTGCTCCACCTGGTTAATCATCTGGCAGGTGACATACACCCTGTCTGCAAGCTCGGTCTGGGTCAGGCCCATTCCCTCCCGCAGCTCTGCAAGCCGCCTGTAGTTGATGCTGTCCATTTTCTCACCCCCAATATTCCATATCGTCCGGCAGCCCGTGGATATCCACGGAACTTACCATGTCGCCTTTGCAACTCTTGCACACCGTCAGCGGTATTTTGCCGACATACAGTGTGTATTTTTCTTCACCCACGCGGATTTCGCCGCCGCAGCAGTCGCATTTGATTGCGCCTTTGTCGGCCCGCGCCTGCCGCCGGTCTTCCAGCTCCCAGGGCTCCACAAATCGTTCCATTTGCGCACCCCCTACAGGCTGATGATCGTATAGATCACTACAGCGGCGACGGCCAGAACCAGGGAGATATTCAGTTTTTCCCGTTCCTCGCGCTGTTTTTCAATCACCGCCATGATCTCGTCATCCAAACCGGTACACCTCCTGCCGTGGCGTTGTGCGGTTACGGTTTACCAGCTGCAAAAAAGCTTTGTCACCGTCCTGGTTCATCCGCTCAGTTTCGTCCAGCTGCCGCCGAAGGTCCGCAACCTGGGCTTTTAAGGCCTCGTTTTCCTTTTTCTCCTCGATCAGATCCGCCCGGCAGCGTTTGAATTGCTGGCATAGTAGCCGCATCTTTGCGGCTTCCTCTGGCTTCAAATCGTTGATAATTTCGCTTAGCATCATTTTCAAATCCGTCCTTTTCTGTTTGCCAGGATAACCCGCCCGGCTCGGGGCCGTCTGTTCCGTGCTGCCAACAAAACTAAAAAAGAAGGTATTCCGGCAGGCGGCTCAATGCCTGCCATGGTGGGGAGCGGCGGAATCGAACTCACCGCAGCTACAGCTGATTCACCGCATCTTCCAGATGCTCCCCATGTTGCCGGTCTTTCCCGGCTGCCGTCAATTTGAGTTTTCCCTGACAAACTTCCGAATTTCCTTGTCTGAATACCCCAGGAATTTCAGCACCACCGAAATGTCCGGCTTCATCAACTCCACGAAGCGTTTCATCGCGGATACCGGCATAGCCTCGGGGTTCTTCCGGTAGGTTCCTACGGTTGTGCGGGATACCTCCATATCGTTTTCCAGCTCCCGGTTGGATGGATACCAGGTTTTATTCGCCTGCATCCCAATCGCCACCTGAAATGCGGCCTTGGCTTTCTCTGCATCCTCAGCGGCGTACTTCCCGGCCAGCTGCCTGATTCTCGGCATCTTGCGCACCTCCTTGTTCGTCTTGCCCCTGGCAGGGGGGAGCAGCCAAAGCCACAACAAGCATTTCCCAAGGTGGTCTTACCCTTTTACATGGGGAGTTTTTCTCCAAGACCCAGGCCATAAAATCGGTGGCGCTCATCTTGTCGCTGCTGCCCTGCCATCATCGGACCAGGTGGGGCGGTTCCTGGTGACGGCCCGCAGGCCGTTTCGGCTCGTTATTTGCTGCTATAAATGGTTAATTTATCATTGGCAATACGGAATGAAATAAGTCGTGCGTTTAATTGATCTTCATAAGCCGAATCAGTAGCCATAGGGTCGCTGACCACTCCAAAAAGTTCGGTTTTTTGAGTTCCCTGGACAACATAAATGTGCTTGATTGTGCTGGATGCATAAAGCATTTTGTTCAAGAATTGCCGTACCTTCATTGTTATCTATCCTTTCTTGTGTCGGGCGGGTTGCCCCGCCCGGTTGTACATTAGCGGTTGCGGCATCCGGTAGCCATTGCGAAAGCTTTAAGTGCTTCCTTTACGGATTCATGGGCTTTCTGCAAGGCACCGTTGTCTTTGTCATTGCACCATGCGTAAAAGAGCGTTTTTTCTGTGTCAGCCAGAAAATCGAAGATGTCTTGGTTGCTCATGTTATTATCTCCAAAATTGTTATCCAAATCCTTGAAATTTTTAGGTTTGTGTGTTATATTGTAGGTAGCTCTTAACTACAGTTACATTATAATCCAACAAGTAGGATTTGTCAAGTGCTATTTGGATTTTTTTTCCAACTTATTGGAAAAACGTTGGAGGTAAGCCAAATGACATTTATTGAGCGTATTACAGCCTTGACGGAAGAAAAGGGCATCAAGGAAAAGCAGGTACTCGCTGATTGTGGACTAAATAAAAATCAGTTCGGGCTATGGCGGCAAGGGAGAACCCCCAATGCCGCAAGTCAAAAGGTGCTTGCTGACTATTTTGGTGTTTCCGTGCCCTACCTGATGGGCGAGACCGACGAAAGAGGGCAAAAAAAGAGCCCCGCCCAGATGGACGGGGCGGGGTGACGGCCTACAGTTTTAGCTTTTGGGTCAGCTCCCGCAGTGCCTTTTCATAGGCCGCCGGGGTCAGGCCCCGGGCGGCCAGTAATTTCTTCTTGGCCTCGTACCTTCT